CAAAGGATTTGAATACAGCCTATAAAATCTTTAAAACGGAAATGGGAGAAGCTGCGGAAATATCAAGACATGAATTTTCATCAGTTCTTAAAACAGGTGAGTTATTTGATTATATATTGAAACAAGCTAAGGAAGAAAAGAAAAAAGATAAGAAAAATGGCTGAATTAAATAAAGCAGCGTTATATGCGGCATTAGATAAGTTCAAAAAGGATAAAGATAAAGATGGGTTGTGGTATTGGATCAAGACAGTATTTGGAGTTGAGATTCCAAGAAAGAAAGTTTGTCCTAATCATGATGCTCCATTTGATTTTGTATCTGCGGTTTTCTTTGAGGAATATCAAAACATAATTGCAGTTGCTAATAGAACAGGTGGCAAAACATTAGATTTTTCAATATTAGATGTCCTTAATTCTTATCTACATCCTAATTGTGAGACGGCGACTGTTGGGGCAATAGAAGATCAGGCTAAGCGTTGTTATGGTTATGTTCAAAACCATATTGAAAATGTTGATATATTCAAAGATAAAGTTAAAGATTCCTTAATGTCGAGAACAGATTGGACTAATGGTTCAGTAATTCAGATTTTGACTGGAACAATTAGAGGAGTAAATGCTCCCCACCCTCAAAAGGTATTCTTAGATGAGGTGGAATTAATGGTTTGGATGGTTCTCCAGGAGGCTTTTTCTATGCCTCAATCCAAATATGGTATTAAGGGGCAAATGATTATTACATCCTCAAGAAAATTTGCCTTCGGACCAATGGAGAGGCTTTTATCAGAAGCTAAGAAAAGAAATTTTAAAGTATTCAAATGGTGTGTTCGTGAAACTATCCAACCACATAATGAATCAGAAGTTAAAAATACAATTCTATATGAAGATTTTAAAGATTATTATGTAAATGGGAAGTTTCCCTCTGATGGATATTTAAGTGTTGAAGATGTTATTTCTAAGAAGCGTCAGTTGGATGAGGATACCTGGAAATCTCAATGGTTGTGTGAAAGACCTATGCAGACTAATCTTGTATATCCTCAATTTAATGAATTTCATCATGTAAAGTCTATTAAACCAGATATGGGTTCAGAATTATATTTATCAGAAGATCCAGGTTTCGCAGAGGGTCATGCTAATGTAGTTGGTTTTTGGCAGATTGAACCACCTGTTAAAGCAAAACTGATAGCCTCAATATGGGTGGAGGGTAAAAATGATGACCAAATTATTAGAATGGTTGAAGATAAAATAATTGAATTAGGTTTTATAGAACCCAAATATGCAAAATTGGTAGATAACACAGATGTTCCCAATACTAACTCAGATCTTAGAAGGCTTTTAACTAATAAAGTTACTGCGTGGTATTTTCCTCATAATGCACCATCTGCAATGCAATTAAGGGCTAGATATGGATATACTATGATTAGTCAGTCAGTAGCAGAATTGACAAAGGTTGTTAATGGTATTCCTCTTGTGAGAAAGGCTTTGAAGGATGGCAATTTGATATTTGATCCTTCAAATGTTGGGGTTATTAATGAGATGAGAATGTATCACAATAGGAAGCGTAGTGATGGTACAATTCTTGACGAACCAGCAAAAGAGGTTGATAATGGACCAGATATGGTAAGATATTTTTATATCAACCATTTTCCAGCTCAGCATGCTGATAAATTTGTAGATAAAAATATAGATAGGGAGTCAGAAATGTATACATCAGGAATACGTAATAAAGTTTTCTAGTTGTTTATGATATTATATTGTGGTAGGTTATAATTAGATATGGCAACCAAAAAGGATTCTTCGAAAATTAAAAGGGTGCAGACAAAAGAGTTGGGTGGTAGTGGCACTACTATTTATCGGGGGGTAGTAAGTAATGCTGAATATAGTTCTTCCTTAAGCACAGAATACGGGGCTAGGGGTTTGACAATTTACAATCGGATGAGAAAATCAGACCCCATTGTTAAGGCATCATTGAAGATTATTAAACTAGGAATACTTCAGGCGGAATGGTTTGTTGAACCAGCATCAGATGATCCACAGGATATGCTTATTCGGGATTTTATAGAAGAGGCATTATTCCAAAGAATGAATAAATCATGGGAAGAAGTGCTAAAAGATATATTGACATATCTGGATTTTGGATTTTATGTTACTGAAAAGGTTTTTAAGGTGGAAGATGATAAACAGGGTGTCCCCAGAATTTGGTGGAAGAAAATGGCTTATCGAGATCAGCGATCTATTTCTAAGTTTCAAACAAAAAATGGAAAGGATGGAATTACCCAGATATTAGAAGGGGATAAAAGCCCAAAGGAAAAAAATCCTAGCACTCCCATAGAGAAACTGCTAATTTTTACAAATGATAAAGAGGGTGAAAATTGGAGAGGAGTGTCGGTTCTTAGATCGGCTTATAAACCCTGGTTCTTTAAGGAAAACTTTGAAAAGATAGATGCTATTGGATTTGAAAGAGAAGCGGTGGGGCTTCCTGTATTTACAATGCCCGCTAATCCCAATCCTAAGGATGTCGAGGAGGCAGAGGAAAGGGGAAGGAATATTAGAGCTAATGAAAAAGCACATCTCATTCTTCCTTTTGGTTGGGAATTTGATATTAAATATCCGTCGGGAGGATCAAGAAGAAATGCTGATGAGGCAATTAAGAGATTTAATCGTGATATACTTGCTAATGTTCTCGCACAATTCCTAGATTTGGGTAGTGGCACAACTGGGTCTAGAGCATTGTCTGTGGATCAGTCAGACGCATTCTATCGCAGTTTGATGGCAGTGGCGGGATACATATCCTCTATTTGGAATCAATATGCTATTGTTCAATTAGTAGATTTAAACTTCAATAATGTAAAGAATTATCCAAAGCTGAAAGCGGGGGGTGTTGAAAAGGTAAACTTGGATTTGTTCTCAACAGCAATTCAGAGGCTTGTTTTGGCGGGAGTATTAACACCAGATGATGAATTAGAGGATTATATAAGAAATAAATTTAGATTGCCTGAGAAGGTGGAAGCTGAAATAGAAACTGGTGGTATAAGCGGGAAAGGAGAAAAAACCAAGAAACCTGCATCACAGCAACAGAAACAGGAAGAAGAACAAAAACAAAAGGAAAAGGAGAAGGAGATTAAGGGTAAGGAAAAAATAAAAACTAAAAAGTATTCATTTCAACAATGGCGACCTAAGACTTTCGCTGAAGAAAAAGTTAATTTTGCTTCTATTAGTAAGCAGATGGATATAGCAGAGGAAGAAATATCAAGGGAATTACCAAAGATTCTCGCTCCAGAAATTGCTAGTTTAAAGAATGATGCCAGAATAGCTCTTCAAATGGGTGATGCAAAGAGGGTTGAGGATATGTTTATTAGATTTAAAGATGAAGTTACTAAGTTTTTAATTGATAAGTTAAATAAATCATTTGAGGCGGGAAAGTTATCAGCTGCAAATGAATTAGATATTCCAGCACCAAAAACAGACAATCGGATGATTTCAATGATAACCACTCAGGCAAATGCTATGGCACAAAAGATAACTGATGATTTACTCAATCAAGCTAAATTAACTACACTAGGACAGATTCAACAAAACACACCAGTGGATGAAGCATTATCTTCTTTGGAAACATTAATGACAAATCAATTAGCAAGATCAATTCAGTTGACAGCATCTGCCGCAACAGTTGGGGGTATAAATATGGGTAGAGATTCAATATTTGGTGAAAATCGAGATAAAATATATGGATTGCAAAGATCCGAGTTATTGGACGATAGAATTTGCAATTATTGTCTTTCAATGGATGGGCGGGTCATTCAACCCGATGATGAATTAGCAAAGCATGGTCAGTTTCATTTTATGTGTCGGGGTATTTGGGTAGCTATTGGTAAAGATGAGGCGGAAAAACCAGAAATAAGTGGAGTACCCGCTCAACTTAGAGAAAGGGTGGGAACATTGAGTGAATTTAAACGGCTTGACAAACCATTTCCTTTAAAAGGTTCATTAGCGGAAGAATTTATTAAAAGAAAGAAAAAGTGAATGTCAGACAGACTAAAGAGTATATATTGTCCTAATTGTGGGAGATTTTTAGGAAAGGAGGATCTTCGAGAGGGAACTATTGAAACTAAATGTCATGGTTGTAAGAAATGGTTACAAATTACAGCCACACAGGATAGACAAGAAAAAATTATTATAACAGATAGTGAAATTAATAAAATTAAAAGAAAATAATTAAACATGTCATTTGAACCATACCAAATACATCCTGCTTATATAGTGGATGAAAATGGGAACATAATAACCTTTTTTGGAGCAGATGATAATTACCCAGCAGGAACGGGAGGTGAGGAAAACAAAATCCTTACAAATGCAGACACAGCTTATGCAATTCCCACTTCTGCACCAAGCGAGAAGTATGTTTTAGTTGCATATAACATTAGCGATACTGATATGTATTGGAGTTATAAGAACTCTACTTCTGGTGGAATTATTTTAGAAACAGGGGAAAAGGTGGCGATTTGTCTAGGTGCTAACCAACAGGTATATGTTTGGTGTGGGGGTGCTGATAAAACAGTAAATCTTAGTTGGAAAGAAATAATATGAAAGGTGTAGTTGATTTTGGTAGACATTCATTAAGCAAATTAGACACCCGTTATGTAAATGTAACAGGTGATACTATGATTGGTACAAACAGTACTACCTTCTTTCAAATTCAACAAGCAGATACTACCCCAGTATTTAATGTAGATACTACTAATGCAAGAGTGGGAATTGGGACAACTTCCCCATTAGGAAGACTACACATTGAAGGTTCAACAGATGACCAACAACTCATAGTCCAAGCCCAAGCCCACTCTACACAGACAAGTAATATATTAGAAATACAAAAGAGTGATGATAGTCAATTAGCAGCAATTACCTCTCTTGGAACAATTTTGCTCTGGCAACAATCAAATGGTACTCCTGCGAACACTGTTTCGATTAGGGCAGATTATGATAATTTATATTTAACTAATGATAATGGAAGGGTATTCATTGAAAAAGCAACAGATTCAGA